TCCAAATAGGGCTAACCGGAGCGACCTTTGGCTCACTTCCCCTTGAGGCCAAAACCTGCGTCGTTTGGGTTAAGCGCACGCAAAACCACTGGCAATACAGCTGCAAGACCCGCGCTAGCGATGGCCTTTGGGTCGGTCACGCCTGCCATGTAAACCGCAATAGCAGCTGCTAGAAATGAGCGCGCCCATGATGCAGCCATCAATTTTGCTTGATTCATTTTTTAACCTTCTTTGGCTTAGATTGTGGTATTTCCACGACTGGCATTTCACCCTTGTAAGGCACATATTTAGGTCGCCCAAATCCCACAACCTCTTTACCGATTGTGCGTTGTTTGACCATCACCATGCCACCATTACGTTGGTCACCAGTTCCCGATGTATTGCCCTCGATGCATGTGACGACGTTGCCTGATACGGCTACCACAATGCCAACGTGGCTTATCCGGTCGATGCCATCATGCGGAAAGTCCATAAATGCCAAATCGCCTGCAACTGGGGTTGTGTGCCATCGTGAGGTTTCCTTAAATTTATGCGCGCCCACTGCCGTGCCTACAACGCTGTGAACTTTGACCCCAGCTTGTGCCAGTACCCAATTACAAAATGACCCGCACCAAGGCAAGCCGTCGGCCTTCATAAATTTGCCGTAAGGTGTTAAGTTGTCGCCTTCTTCAATATTGCCAATTTCGCCTTTAGCAATTTCGATTGCTCGCGCAGCTGTTCCATTAGGAAATGACATGCCATGACCCTTCCGTTTCGTCCCACTCATAATGCAAATCATCATCCGGCTTAGCTACTGGTGGAATCCAATAAGACCCGTCGCGTGTCCAAGATGGGTAAGGTTGCGGCAAAACAAAAATATCTTCGTCTTGATTGTATGAATATCCCACGCCAGCATAAACACCGCGCACATTGCCATTATAGGAAGTCCGCACACACTGTTGGCCTCTAAATTGCCCATACCAGATTTCAGGCGTTTCGCCTTCAATCAATTCTGTCTCATCAATGCCGACAATGACTTCCGTGACGATGTTTTCGTGGTCTAAAAACGCGTAATGTGCCATTAGAAATTCACTGTTCCTGTTCCCGCTGTAAATGTAGTGGTTTTAAACCCACCTGAAGATGACGTTGATGCTGTCAATCCTGCCCCAACTGTCAATGTATAAGCATCGGGATATTTAATAATGACAATGCCTGAACCACCGGCAAATCCTGGTTTATTTCCTGACGAGCCGCCGCCGCCGCCACCGCCGCCGCCAGTATTGGTTGCACCAGCTGTAGGGAATCCCGTGCCAACTGCACCATTTCCACCACCACCAGTTCCACCTGTACCGCCGCTGCCCTGTGGTGAACCGCCACCGCCGCCGCCGTATGAAATTGATGAACCGCTGATTGATGTCGCTACGCCATTTCCGCCAAATGCTGCGCTTGCTGCGTTCCATGCATTACCTGTTGCGCCAGCACCGCCGCCACCGCCGCCGTAGCCGTTATCGCCTAAACCACCATTGAATCCTTGATTGGTTGTGCCAGTTCCTACTGCGCCATTGCGCGTTGAGCCACCACCTGAACCGCCAGCAGAACCTGCACTGTTGCCGTCTGAACCTGCGCCGCCACCGGCTGTTGATGTAATTGTTGAAAAAACCGAGTTATTGCCGTTGCTGCCCTTAACGGATGCTGAACCAGAACCAGAACCACCAGCACCGACTGTGACTGTGTAGTTTGTGCCAGTTAAAAGTGTAAGAGCAGTTTCTAATGTTCCACCGCCGCCGGTTGAGCCAACTGTGCATCGAAGTCCACCAGCACCACCGCCTGCTCCGCCATCAAATCCACCGCCGCCGCCACCAGCTACAACTAGATAATCAACGACAAGTGCAGGCGTACCTTTCATTGATGAGGCAACAATTCCAATAATTGGTGTCATTACGATAGGTCGCCCAAAATTGTAAACGTGTTGCTAGCTGTGCAAATAATTGTGCAGGCTGAATATCTTGCTCGCAAGGTTGGAGCAGCTGGGGTCGCACCTGTTGAAGTAATTGTTACCCCTGCGCCCGCTGCAAATGAAGTCAAACCCACGCCAATTGATTGCACATGGATTTGATTTCCAGCTGTAAACACGGATGGCGGTACTGTCACTGTCACCGCTGATGCATTAGAGGTTGTAACCAATTTTGCACTATCGGCTGCCACAAGCGTGTAAGTAGTGCCAGTTTGTGCGTTAAATGAAAGGGTTGTGTCATCTTGTTCAACCCAAATAAAATCCATGTCCGTGCCGCTATTTTTGGCCAGCACTTGACCTGACGTGCCGCCTTTCAAATCCAGCAATGACGCGTCAATTGCGTCTCCTAGACCTTCAATAGCTGTTGCGCCATCTTTGACCAAATCCGTGGATGTCGGGACTGGCCAACCAAAATTGGGTGTTGTTGTTGCCATTACGCTATTACTCCAATCGCTTGTAACCATGTCATCGTTGGGCTAAGGGTTGCCCACGTTTCCGCTGGATTCACTCCCTGCCATTTTACGGCAACTTGGCTGAAATTGACCGGAGACGCGTTAAACGTAATGGTCAAATTATTTAGGCTTGTTCTAAACGTCCAGCCTTCAACGTAGCCTTCAAAAGAGCCGCCTGCAATGTTTGACGGCAAGTTTTGAATCCAAACCGGCAACCCCATAAAAACGTTGATTAAAGCATCGCGGTCTGCGTCATCGATTTCAGGGTTGCCCAGCTCAAAAGTAATGCTCTGGAATTTTGGAAATGGGTCGGCGCGTAGGGCAACGATGCGGTCGGCAAAATCTTCTGCGTCGGCCGTGTCCTTGATGCTCGATAGGAAGGCTTCGCCGTATAGCCCGTAATCTGATTGGCTTTGGGCATCTTCGGCCGTGTAAGTGCTGTTGGCATTGTTGCCATAGGTAATGACGTATTTGTTGCGGATGTCGCCCGCACGGGTAGTTACCGCCAAACCGCGCCCGTTGGCATGATTGGCGTCAAGGGTTACATAACCATTGGCCGCAAGGTAATCCTGCCTATGCGTTGAATCTGCATAGCCAATGTTGCCGTTGGCATCTTCATAAAGATAACCCAGTGCAGAATTAGCAATTTGGGCGCACAAGCTATAAACGTCGGTTTCTTGAGCCGACCTTGAAATCATAAGGAAATCTCCTGGGCGGTCAATTTGCCCAAGCCCAAGATTTAATGCTTGCGCCCATGTTTCGGTTGGGTTGTACGTCGCCCATGTTGTAGCCGCCGGTACGTCTAGCCACTCACCTAAAAGGTAATTTTCAAGCAATGAATAAATTTGGTCGCCATCTTCATCTTGTGACAAAATGCCGGAATCAACAATTTTTGGCAATTTTGACAATGCGCCAAGAGCTGTAATTTGTGCAGCTGTCGTAAAACCTAAACCGCCGGTCTGCTCGACTGCAACTGTAAAGTCTGAAATGTAGCCGCCAAATATAGGGACAAATGCCCCCGTTGAGTTTGTGACCTCGATGGTAATACCCGTACCCACTGTAAAGTTGTAAATGTCATTATTAAAATTGAGCAATTGAAGCTGGCAATAACCCGCCACCGGCTGTTGATAAATGTCCGTGCGGCCTGATTGAATCGTCAAGTTTGCAAGCGTGACGTCCGTAAGCTCGACTGCATTAATGAGGACTTTATAGACGGGCGTGTATTGGGTCATGCAAATACAAGTCCCGACCCGCCAAGTGTGCCACGTGCGGATGAATCATTTAACAATCCCACAATTTGGCGGGCTGTCGATTCAGGGTCAATTGCCCCGTTGACTGTAATGCTTGTAGTTCTACCAGCTGCAAAAGCTCGCAAGCGGGCATCTGAATCCAAAATTTCAGGCGATAAAGTTGGTGCTACGTTGGTTGCTCCTGTGTTAAATCCAGCATTTGTTATGGTCGGACTGGACATTGATGCGCCGCTAAAAAATCCACCAATCGAGCCTGTTACGCCTTTAATGGCATCAACAATGCTTTTAATGCGGTTATAGATACTTGTTAGAACACTCACAAATCTAGCAAAATTGTCAATCGATTGGCTTATAAATGAACCTAACAAATTAAACGCTGCGCCCAAGGTTTTACCCAAAATTGGAGCAAGTACGTCACGCGCAAATTCACCAATGTTTTGCATAAGGTTAAAAAATGGTTTTAGCTCATCATTGTTTCGTTCTAATGAACCGCGCACGTTATCAAATGCGCTTTTGAGACCATTGATAATTGGTTGAATAAATCTTAGGACTGGCTGCAACTTATCGCCAAGGTTGCTCGTAAAGTCTGCAATGGCAGGGATTACTTTGTTTACGACGATGGTAACAAATGGTGTGATAGCGTCAAGGATAAAAGCCCCAACTGTTTCTTTACCTTCATCAAAGGCAATCTGTAAACGAGTTAGCTTTCCTTGAAAGGTATCGGCTTGAGTTGATGCTTGATTTGCAAACGTGGTGGCTAGCTTGGCCGTGACTTCGTCCATGCTCATGGTTTTTAGCTGCGCAGCTGTAAGGCCAACGCCTAGTTTGCCCAGTGCCGTCGTATTGCCTTCGGCCGCCTTGGCCATGGCATTGGTAACCGCTTCTAATGATTTTCCGCTACCGGCAGCCACGTCGATGGCAATTGTTTGAAGCTTCTGCGCCTTTTCAACGTCTCCGGTTGCGCGGGCTAAACGTTCAAGGCTTGGGCGTAGCTCATCGTCTGTCACGCCAAAGGCCAAGGATGTTTGCGTGATGTAATCCTCGGTGGCCGCTATTTGGGCATTTGTAGCCCCTGTGACGTTTTTTAAGGTTAGGGCTAGCTTTTCCTGCGCGGCTGCGTCCGCAATGGCTGATTTGACCCCGTCAATGGCTAATTTGCCCGCATAAGCGACTGCGGCTGCCCCAGCTGCGGCAAACGCTAGGCCTGCCTTCTTGCCAAAGTCTCCGACCTTATCGCCAAAACCTTTAACCTCATTATCGGCTGATTTAAGGTTTTTATTAAAGTTATCAACGTCGGCTAATAGCTTGAGCGTTAATGCGCGTGTACCTTGTGCCATTAGCCCCACTCCTTCAAAATCTTGTTAAATGCTGCGCTCCAACGCTCGACAATTTCGGGCTGGATTTTGCGCAATGTTGGATAAATAAACCATCCGCGTGACCCTCGACCTTGACGGCCTGACCACACTGGGAATTGCTTGTACTTATTTGAGCCAAACTCTGACCCGCCCCAAATGTCTCGCGTGGTTGCCCCGCCGCTAAACTTTTGAGACGCAAACCCATAAGTCACTTCGCCGATTTTGCTGGACTTCTTGACCCGTGCGCCACTGGCAATGCGACCTGCCACGGCTCGACTTTGTAGCCCGTTGGCAGTCTCGATAACTTGAGTCCGCGCGTAATCGGCTAAGTTACCGGACTGCCGCTTGGCTTCATCTTGTGCAGCTTCGTCAAGATTCTTCAATGCCTTAAAAACGGCACGCAGTTCGGTTTGGTCAAGAGCTATTGGGTCGGTCACTGATTCCTCGCTTCCAATATCTCAACTGCGGTCAATATGTCCTCGGCTGTTTGCCAATGAACCATAGGGATTTGCGTGGCTATTGCCAGCTCAACAATTAGTCGGCTGACACTTCCCCGCTGATGGCTTTTGGGTCGCCTTCACCAACTTCGACGTCTGCAACTGATTCCATCCAAGCATCAAATGGCTTGGTTGGCTTACTGCCTGCGTCTCGCTTCATG